CATGTGGGCACCACTACCAAAAAGGCCAAAAAATGAAGATTCTTGAAGAACGCGGCAAACGCTACGGCGAGTTTGAAACCCATGCTGCTATCAGCCAGGCGCTGAAGCGTGCAATGCAGTCTTCCGCCAATTGGTCAAAGTTGACCGACGTGCAAAAGGAAGGGCTGGAGATGGTGCAGCACAAAGTGGCTAGAATGCTAAACGGCGACCCGTCATATCTTGACAACATTGTTGATATAGTTGGATACTCTACGCTAATCAAGAACGTGATGGAGACCAACAATGGCATTCAAAGGGAAGTGGAGTAACCCCAGTAGCAGCCGCACCTATTACGCATGGCGATCCATGCGCAACCGTTGCTACAGCGTCAAGAGCCATTCGTTCAAACACTACGGTGGCAGAGGCATTGAGGTTTGTACGCAGTGGCGCGGCGACTTTGATCAGTTCGTTGCTGACATGGGAGAGGCGCCAGACGGAAAGTCTCTGGACAGGATCAACAACGATCTGGGTTACTCGCCAGAAAACTGCCGGTGGGCAACGCTAAAAGAGCAACTCAACAACCAACGCAGAAACCATCGGATTACGCACAACGGAAAGACTCAGACGCTGGCACAGTGGGCAGACGAACTTGGGTTGCGCGCAGACACGCTGCACAAACGCATAGGCCGCATGCCAGTGGAGCGTGCGCTGCAATCAGGCATGTTGGTCGAGTGGAAGCACGGAACCCGTCAGGGCTACGAATCTCACAAGTGCCGGTGCGATCTTTGCCGAGAGGCTAACAACAAGCGCATGCGTGACAGACGCGCGCGCCGGAAAAGTACGCGCAACTGATTGTTACTCGTCTCGAAAAACAGGTGTTGTAGTCACCCAACGCAAGACCATATTGGCAAGACCAAGCAGGGACAGCGCAGTCACACCGGCCGGCCCCAAAAGAGCGCCGACGACTGCGCCGTTGCTGCTCAGGTAGTCAATGACAGGCAGCGCAACCATAGCGCCGTTCAGGATCATAGTGCGGTAGCCCTTCATGCTATTTCCTTTCCTGCTTTCAGTTGAGCAAGCGTAAGCCCGCCAGTGTATTGAAAGTGTGCCATTTCGCGCAGTTTGCCCGTCCAACGTCCTGCCCATTCCAGTCCAACCGCTTCACCCATCTCACCAATCTTACGCCACAAGTCACCATCTGGCCCACTTGTTCCCCATACGGGTTTGCCGTTACGCAACGGCACCACGTCAAGCGCGCATCGCCAGTTGTGGTATGAATCGCCAGGCCGAGCGTTGGTCACAATCGCGCCGGGCTTCGTGCGCCCCTGCGCATACAGCGCCGCTTGTTCTTCATTACTACGATAGGTGCTGGTGACTAGAAGATCAATCCCGACGTCTTTCGCGGCTTTAACGAGCGCCTGCGCTCGCTGCTGCACCGCCGGAACCAGATCCTCTATTCGGCGGCTCATTGCTTGGCTACCCTCGTCAGGATCGGTATAGACTCAAGCCGTGTAACGCGCTTATCAATTTCATGAACTTTGGTGGTCAGATCTCGGTCAAGTTTGCCAAGATTCAGATTAACCTCTTCCAGCTTGAGATAAATCTTATTTCCCATCCAGCCTAGCACCGCGACTAGGAGTCCGAAGAAAGTACCAACTAGGGACAGCATTAACGCGGTGAAGGCTTGATCGGTCATTCGGGAGGTCGGTTAGCAGTAAGTGCGTTGATGAAGTTTATTTGTTCTGGTGTTATTGTCAAATTTGTTTTATTCAACAACGCATTTTTGGCGTTTGCAAGCCGCCCTGCACCGTAAAAAGCTTCGCCCATCAATCGCGGTGAAGTCAAAGGAAGTGCAAGCATAGCCTTGGGGCTACCCATCAAAGCCGCGCCAGCACCCATACCCCAACCTAATTTACCAAGACCCGAGGGTGTTATTTCACTAAGAGACTGTCCTGCAATCGTAGGCGCTAAACTTACTCCGCCTTCGGCTTCCAGTTTCGATATAAGTTCCTGCCTATATTTATCAAAAGGTTTATTTTTTACAAGAGATTGCAGTTTTTGCAGCGCGGCAGTCTTGGATGCTTTGTCTCCTAAAGACAATCCTTTTTCAATCTCGCGGATCATACCGATGCCTTCTTCGTAGCCTTTCATTGCGGCTGCGTATTCGGGCACTTGTTTTTGGATTACATCTTTTACCGCGTTTCGAGTGCCGCTAATTACACGCTGCGCTTGCGATTGTCTGGGGTTGTCTGGATAGATGGCATCTACGCGGCGCTTGAGCGCATCCAAACCCAACGCAGTGTGCGCAGTAGGATCAGCACGCCATTCATCCAGCACTGATCTAACTTCGGCAATCTTAGTGGCTTCATCTTTGCCAATCAGTGATTTACCGGCGTGTTGCGTGCTGGCTTCTAATTTGGCAAATGCGGTATCAATCTTGCTGAAGTCCAATGGAGTAGTATCCGCAGCCCAGCCAGTTTTAGCCGTTGCATACGCCGCCGACATATCGTTTTGGATGTTTGATAGCCCGCGCTTTGCGTCATCCAGCACTTGCTCAACAGGAACCTTACCGCGCATACTTTCAACGAACCCAAGCGAGCCTTCTTTGCCTGCGGTATAGGCATCCTTGAAAGCCTCTTTTCCCCGACCAGTAGCAAATCCGGCAGCAGTCTGTAACGCCCCTCCGCCAATTGACCCAAGTGCATTTACAGCCTTACCAACTGGCTGAAGCGGGTTTGTATACCGCGCGGCCGTAGATAGCGCGTTTGCGGTAGCTTCGGCAGCAGGCGCGAGTCTTGTTGCAGCAGGCACAGCGCGTGCAGCGCCTGCAAGACCTTTAACTGCGCCAGCTCCACCAGTAAAAAGCGCGGATAAATCTGCCGCAGCGCCTACGGGATCTTCATACAGTGTTTTTTTCAATCCTTCAGCGCTACCATAGCGCTGCGCGTACATTCCGCCAACTGCATTTGCAGTTTGCACGGCACGTTGCGCGGCTTCTTGTGCTTCCGGCGTTTGAAGATTATTTGCAAAATCTACCAAGCCTTTGGGCAAAGCTTTCTGTAATGCACCAGCGCCAATGTCCAAGATGCCGCCTACTGTTTTGACGGGGCTTGTAACAGCTTCCGCCAACCCACCAACAAGCTTGCCCGCGCTTGTGCCTACGTTAGACAAGAAGCCGCCGACCGAACGTTCTTCAGCAGGCACCGTACCGCGTTCAGGCGCAGCAGGCGCGGCAGCGGCAGTAGACGCAAAATGCGCCTCCATCATTGTTTGCGCTTGCTCAGGTGAAGTACCTTCCGGTACTTCAAACCGAGCTACACGTCCATCTGGCATTTGAAAGCGGGCGACAGGCATTATTTTTCATATCCTAGAAATTTAAGACCACCAGCGGCAGGCGCTGCTTTCGTACCAAACTTCTTAGGTACTTGAACAGGCTCAGTAGTAATACCTGTACCTTCCAAGGTGGCCGCTGGAATTTGTTTGACGCGCGCGGCCCATTTTTGTGCGCTAGCTTCCGCAGCTTTATGCTGAAGTTCGGCGATTCGTTGGATAGTATCTTTTTCAAGGGTAATTCTGCCGCCAGCAATGTTTTGCAAAAATTCCAAATCTTTATTGGTAAATCCTTGGCCGGTGCCCAACCCCGACGTTTTAATGGCTGCAAGCGTGCTTGCACCCATATCGGCGACCAATGCTTCTGTATTTGCGGCAGTTTGAGAATCGTTAGCCCCCACCATCCCCAATGCTTTAGCCAACTGAAGTTTTATGTTTGCGCCGGTTCCGGTGAATACTTTACCGGTAGATGTAAGCTCAAGGATTCGGTTGGCCGTGTTAGCCATTTCAGGGGCCTTAAGCGCCGCTTCACGCATCCCTGCATCTGATTCCGCAACTTTTCCTGCAAAGGCTTGGCCGTATTGTTTCTCTGTAGATACATTAACGCTAGGTGCGCCCGCACGAGCAAGTCGTGCTTTTTGTTCTTCTACATCTGCTGGAAGCGGAACCCTTGATTCCAAAAACTTCATTTGTGCTTCCAGACCTTTAGCGATACTTACTGCTTGAGGTGTGCCAAGTGCGTAAAGTTGGTTGATCTTACCCAGCGTTTCTTGCGCTTGT